GGACTGACGTGCGCTGACCTCTCCGCGGTGCGGCTGGTAGCCGTAGCTCTGCGGGGCATACTCGGCCATGATGCCCTTGAGCATCTTGAACTCTTGCTTCATGGCGTAATGCACACGAGCCTGCACCGCTGCCATAGGCTTCAGAGTGCGCTCTAGGAGCGCCAATGTCGTACCCACAGGTGCGTTTGCCGACATGTCTGATATATTCATATCAGATATAGCGCCGAGCCTACGACCTTCGTTCGTGATCTGATTCAGCAGCGCCAGGAGCGTCTGACTAGGCTCCTTATAAGGAAGAGGCATGATGTTGTCGCGGATAGACCCGCTAGGCACATCGACATCCTTCCATTCCCCAGGCTCAATCGGCGTATCGTCACCTTTTATACGGAGTCCGCGAGCCTTAAGCCCTCCTGGGAGGTTAGAGAGCGTACCCGCATCGACCAACTGGCGGATGAGGGAGGTACCTGCTTTAGCATAGCCACCGATAATGTGGATAAGCCCCAGCCCGTAGAACCCAAAACCTGGTACGTAGACATAGTGCACGAAGTGCTGACGCTTTAAGGTAAGTGAGTCGTCCTCGTCCCAGTTACGACGGATTGCCAGCACCTCACCACTGCTGCGCTCTATAGTTACGATGTATGGCTTGGCAATATCGTCCTCAGAGTTATCCACCCCCTCAATAACTAAATCGGCGTGGATCTCATACAGGGCATAGCGGTTATCATCCGTAAGAGAGAACCCCCCCTCTTCGGCTTTACGCTCCTCGATATCACTGTGGTATGGCTCTGGCTCCCCAAGGTCTATATCACGATAGAACCCGGCTACTTGTAGCTTACGCAGCTCGTTCTTCGTCTTACGCATAACGTGCGTTACGCGCTCCGCGGTCTCAATATGGCTCGCACCATATGGCACGATGACATCTTCCGCGGGGATATAGATAGCAGTCTGACGCCCCAGATTGGGGTCGTAATAGACCTTTTTGAACGCAGAACCTGCCAGACCTAGGCTATAGAGCAACCGTTCATGCTCTGGGCGATACTCGACCATGCGCTCAGTAAGCTCATAGTTCATATCAGCCTTGACGCGCTCAGACGCCTCTAGCTTGTCCTTAGTCTCTTCTCCGAGGATCTTGACCTTTACAGGGCCACTAGCAGGGAACGTCTCCGACATGGTTTCCGCTTGGAAGCGGATAGCAGCCTCTGCAAGCACTGTGGAATAGACGCCACAGGCACCCTCCCATGGCTCCGTGCGCTCCTCGTATTTGAAGCCCAGCACGTCAAGTCCCTTTACAAAAGTATCCGCCCACTCCTTACGGCTATCAATGTCGGCTGTAGTAAGTTCAACAAGCTCGTTAGAAATCTCTTGTAAATGACTCTCATCTAATACTTCGGCAAGGTTTATGTCGAAAGCCATAAAGTCGCTAACTTCTGCATCGGGGATCAGCGTAATCTCCATAGACCCGTCATCTAATGTGACCGATTCAGGATTGACGACTTCAATCTCGACGTCCGTATCTACACCAACGTCCTCCATGTCAACGCCTTCAAGTGCTGTCTCCGACAGCCCCAGCTCTTCCTCAATGCTCTTAGCAGCGGGATTGATGCTCTTATCGACCGCCATAACTTAACCTCTTAGTAGTACCCGCCACGCCGTTGCTTAAAATATGTCGGCTCTTCGGGTTCATCGGTAGGCAACCGGATGAAGCCTCCCTGTCTAAATCTCATAAGAGCCATCACCGTAGAGTCTACTAAGTCATCGTGGCTCATAAAAGGAAATCCGGCAATTTCCTCTATCACTTCTTCCGCCCATCTGGTAGGCGGAGTCCAGCAAATACCAGAGGCCACAATATCAGCTACAGAGTTCAAACGCGCCATCTTGTCACCGGAACCCCGGTGAGGAGTAAACTCGGACACAGGCAGGCCCATACGCCGCATCTCCTGGTACAACGCCGTACCCGCACTCTTTTTCTCCACAATAAACGCATCGGGATTCCAATCCTGATACTCCGTCATGGCTAGGTCTTTCAGCTCTGGGAACTCTAGGCGCTTCTTAATACTGTTGAGAAGTATTATATTGTACGCTCCGGTTTCCTCGTTTAGAAAAACACCCCAAGTCGTAAGCGCCGTGTAGTCAGCACGGTTATGAGTCTCTGCTGCCGCATCAAGAGACATGATGATGTACTCACAGGCAGGGGGGTCGTCCTGGTCCCATTGCTCCCACCACTCACGTTTAATAATGGAGGCTTCTTCTGCCGTGGGTTGCTGCTGGTACTGCGCGTTCCATTGGAACGCGGGCATTGACGCCTTGGTGCGCAACAGCGCATCCAGATCGAAGAACTCAGGCCATAGAGGTTTTTCTACGTACCCAGAAGACCCTTTCTCCTTGACCTCAAGAATCGCCGGAAACTCCACAACCTCATATTGATCGGACCGAACGTTTTTCACCATATCAGTAGTGACACGCCCCGTCAGGTCGTCCATGTGCCAGCGAGTCTGGATAATAGCTACTCGTCCGCCAGGCATAAGTCGAGTACGTGCACCGAAGGTGAACCACTCGTAGGCTTTCTCGAAGACCTCGAAATTACCGTTAATCACGTCTTGTTCAGAGTGAGGGTCATCAACAAGAAGTAGGTCCGCACCGCGGCCAGCCAAGGCCGAGCCAATACCGCAGGCGTAGTATTCACCGCCGACGTTCGTGTTCCATCTACCTGCGGATTTACTATCCTGTGCTAGTGAAGTAGTGGGAAATATTGATTTGTAGGCATCCGTGGCAATCAGGTTACGGACTTTACGTCCGAAGTCCACCGCTAGGTCTGTGGTGTGGGACACCATCATAACTTTCTTGGTAGGGTTCCGCCCCAGGAACCACGCCGGATAGAATATAGAGACAAGCTGAGATTTACCGTGTCGCGGCGGAATATTGACGCAAACACGGTCCTTATCGCCCCGCTCAATACCCATTAACATGTTTGCAAGTATGCGGTGATGCTTCCCGACAATATAATCGGACTGCATCCGCTTACAAAACTCAATCAAGTCGTCGTACGCAGCCTTATTGTCCTGCCGAGAGGCCAACTCCTCCGCCATTTTGTCGATCTCAGCGAGTTCGTCAGGCGAAAAAGCGTCCAGATTGTCCAGCATGTGCTGGATCTCATCCTCAGAGAAGTCTAACGCTGCGTCAGGCATCAGATTTATCGTCAAGACCTAGTTCTGCGTCTACATCTATAGACGTTATCTCCATAAACTCCGCATCCTGCACGTCATCTTCAGGATTCACTAGCTTTGTAAGTTTAGAACGCAGGCTTTCGCGGAGTTCCTCAGTGGTCCGGTGCGTAATTGTGACCTCTGCCTTCTCTGTAAACAGCCCAACGTCTGAAATCTTGCCCAAAAGCTCCAATGCACGGATACGCACCCTAGGATCAGGGTTCTCAGTCTCCTCTAACAGCTTATTCGTGACCAAATGGCGGATTTGAACCGCACTTTCCACGACAGCATGGCCGAATTGGGTGAGGATTTTATGCGTAAGAGCAAGCGTAGGGGGTGGCAGCTTGGCTGCACGCTTGTGTGTGACCTGTCTAGAGGCTCTCTCGGGGTCGTCCGCGTAGGCAACGGCAAGTGAAGAGGCTAAAACTTCATCTTCAGTAGACGGCGTTAGGTCTAAGCCGTGCTCCGAAAGCATAGAAGCCGTGTTGCACGCAGCTTCTACTCGTGCACGTAGGTCCAGGTAGGGGATTTTGTCCGAATACGGGACCCCAATTTCAGGCTCCAGTATCAGCTCCATCATGTTTCCGCAGGTTGTTAACCGTTACTGCGGATTTATACAGAATAATTTGTTTTCGTGCAAGGAGGTTGGGACTCCTAGTGGGGGGTGTTCCTATATATGAGGGGGGTGGGGGTCGAACTCAGGAATTTTGGGGTTGTTCGTGGAGATTAGTAATACATAGATGTACAGAGTCCCAAGCAGCACAACGGGGTGATGGGGGCGGGGTAGGGTCGCGTGTCCTGAAATGTTAGGGAGTCCCTAACACTGTCGAAAGTTATCAGATTATCCATTTATCTATTGATTCGTTATCAGGTGTTTGATTTAATACTTCCATCGGCGACGCGGTGTCGTCGAGTAACTAGGAACAACACAATGCGTACATTAAACGAACAGGCTCGAAACGCGATTGCAAAAGCAGTCGAAGCAGGCATCAAAGCGGACCGCGCAACCACGCGGGCCGTGGACTTATTGATAGCGGACGGCTTCGACAAGCCGACTGACTATCAAAGTCCGAAAGGAAAGGAATCGACCGTCACGGTCGAAGAGTGGGACCAGCTGAAAACAGCTGTAACGCTCGGCTTTACCCAAACGGTTCAGGACTTGTTAACCAAACCGACAAAGGCGCTCAGCGAGTCAGAAAAGACCAATAAGCGTTATTGGCAACAGCAGATTAACTCGCGAATCGGTGACTTCAAGAAACAAGTCGCCAAACGGCTAGACGCAGAGACGGACGGTGACGGCGCA